ATAAATAACGATAAATAACGAAACTATGGCTAAGTTTGAAGCTGGTAACAAAATGAGTAAGGGAAGACCGAAAGGAGCAGTGAATCGTTCTACGGAGATGGTTAAGCTTTCAATAGCAAGAGCAGTGGATAATACCCTATCTACCTTATCAAAAGATTTGGAGGAGATTAAGAAGAAAGACCCACAAGCAGCATTAGAATTAGCATTTAAGCTATTAGAATATACAATACCTAAGTTGAGTAGAAGTGAAATTAAAGCAGAGGTGAATCAAAGGATAGAGCAGATTACTGTAAATGTAACTCAAAAGATAATAGATGAATCTGGAAATTAATACAACCATCACTTATACCAATCAGGATAACTCACCAACAAGAGTGACACATCATATTGGAGGAACTCGTAGTGGTAAGACATACGCATTACTTCAATGGTGTATCGTTAAAGCGCTTGAAAAGAAAGAGATAATAACAATAGTAAGAAAAACAATACCATCGCTTAAAAGGACTGTAATGAAGGATTTTAAGGATGTTATGCAATTGTTAGATATATGGAATGAAAATGATTTTAATATATCAGATAGAATATATACGTTCTATAATGATTCAATAATACAATTCATATCAACCGATGATGCTGAAAAGTTAAGAGGATTAAAGAGTACTATCTTATGGCTAGAGGAAGCACAGGAAATTGATAGTGAATCTTATTTTCAATTACAAATTCGTACAACAGGCCCAATCATATTAAGTTATAACCCTACTGTATCACCATACCATTGGATAAGAACTATGAGTGATTGTAGCAGATACTTCACTACTTTTAAGAACAATCCCTATTTAGATACCACAGTTAAAAAAGCAATTGAGGAGTTAAAGCATACTAATCAAAAAGCATGGAAGGTTTATGGTTTAGGAGAATGGGTAGGTAATGAGAAAGCTATATTTGAATTTGCTCAATGTGAATGGTTGCCGGATGATGCAGAGTTTGTAGCATTTGGTTTGGACTTTGGATATAGCTCAGACCCTACTGCATTGGCTAGCATTTGGAAATACAATAACGAGCTATACATTATAGAGCATTGTTATGAAAGAGGAATGGTGACAAACGATATAGTGACTATGTTGAAAGGAGTAGTGAAAGGTAGAGAGGAGATATGGGCTGATAGTGCAGAACCAAGACTAATAGAAGAATTATATAGAGAGGGATTTAATATAAAGCCTGTAATCAAAGGAAAGGATAGTATTAACTTTGGTATTCAGGTAATGCAGAACTATAAGATAAACATACCTAAGACATGTCAGAATCTAATCAATGAGTTCTATTCGTATGAGTGGAGTAGTGATAGATTCGGTAAACAATTAGATAGACCAATAGATTTTAATAATCACTTAATAGATGCAGCTCGTTACGCTTCAATGATGAAATTAAGTAATAAAGCAACAGCTGCCGGCAAATATGTAATTAGCGTAAGATAAAACAAATATAATATGGAAAACGAAGTAGATTTAAACAACCTAACACAACAGGACTTTATGGAAATGGCTACCTATGTGGCTATGAGTGAGAAAAAGAACGTAGAGTTATTAGAAGAATTGAGAAAGACTAAGGCTTATTTAACTGCTACAATTCAACAAAGGAATTCAGCAGAAGCTAGAGTACAAGCACTATTAGCAGAAAAGAGTGTTAATACAATTCCTATTACTGAAACAATAGTAATGAATATGGATTTAATAAACCCAGAACAATGGGCAGTACCTAATGGTAAAGTAATTACAACACCAAAATCAAATAAGATATAATGAAGCAAGAAATTAAAATAGAAGTACCTACTAAATGGAGTGCAGTAACTCTAAACAAATATTTAGCTTTAAGAAAAGATTTGGAAACGTATAATGGTGAAGAAGAAGCTATAACTGCTTGTTTGTTTCATCACTTATGCAATTTTCCATTAGAGTATATACAGCAATTGAATATAGATACATACATTGCTATTAGACAAGATTTAATTAATTTCTTTAACAATGTAGATTTACCTCTACAAAAGTTTATTACAATAGATGGAGTAGAATATGGGTTTGAGCCTGATTTAAGTAGAATGGCGTATGGTGCTTATGTGGATATCAGCAAGTACGAAACGTTTGAGATAAATGAGAAGTGGGCTGAGATAATGAGTATTCTTTATAGACCTTTAATTAAAACAACAGGCAAGCTATACGATATTAAAGCATACGATGGTACAATAGATGGTGAGAAGTTTATGAATGTCAGTATGGATATTCACTTTGGTACACTTTTTTTTTTGAAAACTTTATTAAAGGACTTGCTGAAAGATACCCAGAAGTCTTTGACGGGATTGACGGGTCTACCTCAGACCATCAAATCCGTTTTGGAAAGAAATGGAAATCTTATTCAAGCCTTGTCCAACTCTCACAAAACGATATAACACGCTTTGAGCAAATAAGTAAAGAACCTTTGGAAAAATGTCTTTTAATGTTAGCATATCAGGCGGATGTAGCATACTTGGAAGAGCTAATGTATAAGGAAGCAGTTAAGAGAGGAAAGTAGATTCATAACTTTTATTCCTTTAGTTGTTAAATCTAAAAGAAATCAGATGAAACTGAGAACTGTAGCTACTCCGAAACAAAAACCACAGCCAACACAATCGTTAAGCTCCCCAAGAAAGGGAAATAGAATGGGTTGTTTATGTAGAAATAAGAACACTTATTCTCAAAAATGTTGTGATAAGACTATGGGAGCACAGGGAATCGGTTTAATCTATCCACCAGCAAAATCAATATAATGGGAACTCCGGCATATAGACAGAATCAAAGGAAGAATCAGGGTATTTATTTAGGACCTACTAGAGGTAGAGCAGTCCCTCACACTAAGCGTAGAGCTTGTTTGTGTGATGATTCAGACACTTATTCTATGGATTGCTGTGATGGTGCATTAATAGGACAATCTATTGGTAATACTCAACAAGCTACTAAGCAGTTGGGAGCATTTAGTAATGGGTTCTCTAATGGATTTGATATTGGAAATATATAAAACAAAGATATAAAGTATGTCTAACTTAAATAAACAGCAATTAGAAGCGCAAAACCAAAGTAGCTTTCCTAATAATAATTTTGGATACATTACACCAGCCTTACTAAGAGGATTCAATACTGATATGATTGATTCATTAGTTGATGAAGTACAATATAATATTGATTCAGCATCAGTTAGTTCTTCAATCTCAATGTTAGAAGCACAGGTAGATTCATTAGTATTATCTGGTAGTGGTGTTGTAATATTAGATGAAGGTATATCGCAAGGTGCAGCTACTTCATTAAACTTTGTTGGACCTACAATTCAAGTAAGTGTAACTGGTTCAGTAGCTAACATATATGCTAACACATCTGGATTAGCAACAACGGGTTCAAACGTATTTTCAGGCTCACAATATATTACGGGTAGTAGTGGAATTACAGGTTCTTTTTCTATTCAAGGTGATTTAATAATAAACGGAACATCTTATAACGCAGCAACAAGCGGAACATCAGGTACAAGTGGGACTAGTGGTACTTCAGGTACAAATGGTTCGCAAGGTGTGAGTGGAACAGCAGGTTCATCAGGAACTTCTGGCACAAGCGGCACCTCAGGAACTTCTGGCACAAGCGGCACCTCAGGAACTTCAGGTACTTCTGGTACATCAGGTTCTTCTGGAACTAGCGGTAGTAGTGGTACAAGCGGCACTTCAGGTACAAATGGAACTGGAGGTAGCTCAGGAACAAGCGGTACTGATGGAACTGCTGGTAGTGGAGGTTCAAGCGGAACTAGTGGAACATCAGGTACTTCTGGTACTTCAGGAACTAATGGTACTGCAGGTAGTGGAGGTAGTTCGGGTACAAGCGGTACGAGTGGCACAAGCGGAACTTCGGGTTCGTCTGGAACTAGTGGTACATCGGGTACAAATGGTACTGCTGGTAGTGGAGGTACTTCTGGTACAAGCGGAGTTAATGGTTCATCGGGAAGTAGTGGTACATCAGGTACCTCTGGTTCTTCAGGAACATCGGGTACAAGCGGCTCAAGTGGGACAAGTGGAGTAAATGGTAGTGATGGAACAAGCGGTACTTCAGGCACCTCAGGAACATCAGGAATAAATGGTAGTAATGGTACATCAGGAACTTCAGGCACATCCGGTACAAGTGGTGTGAATGGAAGTGATGGTACATCAGGAACTTCTGGTACATCAGGTGTAAGTGGTAGTAATGGAACTTCAGGAACATCTGGTACAAGCGGTGTTGATGGACAATCTAATACATTCTTTGATTATAAAGCAAATACAAATGATACATCAGGTAACCCTGGTAACACAAGTATCTTATGGAATAATGCAGCACAAGCATCAGCAACACAAATAAATGTATCTCACTTAACAAAAGATGGATACGATGTTGATGTATTCTTAGGCTTGATACCATCTGGTTCATTAGTAATCATACAAGATATAAACAATTCAGCTAATGCCCAAAGATGGACATTTGGTACTGGTACTGAAGTAGCTCCTAATTCATATTGGACATTCCCAGCTACATACGTTAGTGGAACATATTCATTTTCAAATAATGAAGAATTAATCCTTATAGTAGCACAAACACCTTCAGGCACTTCTGGTACTTCAGGTGTGAATGGTACTTCAGGTTCTTCGGGAAGTAGTGGTACAAGCGGAACAAGTGGGACTAGTGGAGTAAGTGGTAGTTCGGGTTCAAGCGGAACGTCTGGTACTTCCGGAATAAACGGAGGAGATGGCTCTAATGGTACTTCAGGCACTTCAGGCACTTCAGGCACTTCAGGAACATCAGGAACTTCTGGTGTTAATGGAAGTAGTGGCACTTCGGGTACAAGCGGAACAAGCGGCACTTCTGGGATAAACGGAAGTGATGGAACTTCTGGTACAAGCGGAACAAGCGGTACTTCTGGAGTTAATGGAGGAGACGGTAGTAGTGGTACTTCAGGCACATCTGGGACTAGTGGTACTTCAGGAATAAATGGTGTAGCAGGAAGTAGTGGTACATCTGGTACTTCTGGGACTAGTGGAACAAGCGGTACTTCAGGTATTAATGGTGGTGACGGTAGTAGTGGCACATCAGGTACTTCTGGAACATCAGGAATAAATGGTGTAGCTGGTAGTAGTGGTACTTCGGGTACTTCTGGTATTGGTACAAATGGCACTTCAGGTACATCAGGTCAAACTGCATTAGCATTCCCTTATACTGGTTCAGCACAAATCACAGGCTCTTTAGGAGTAACTGGTTCAATCAATCAATCAATTGGAATTTATAGCGGTAGCTTAATTTCAAATATATACGATACATACACAAATGTACCGGCTGTAACAAATATTGTAACATTATCATCAGCATCATACGCAGCATTAGGAACTAAAGACCCTAATACATTATATGTTATGAGTGGTAGTGCAGCTATATCTTCTACATCAGGTACTTCTGGTACTTCTGGTACTTCTGGTGCACAAGGTGCACAAGGTTCAACTGGAGCTGCAGGTACTTCTGGTACAAGCGGTGTTAATGGAAGTTCTGGAGCAGGATTCCCTTTTAGTGGCTCAGCTGAAATAACTGGTTCATTAATTGTGACAGGTAGTGCTAGAACAACATATATTTCAACATCAATAGTATCAAATACATCTTCAATAGATTTAAGTAAAGGTAATTACTTTAGTGCTGGTGTTGGTACATCATCATTCTTTAATTTCCAAAATGTTAGACCTGGTCAAACAGCTGAAGTAATTATAACTACAACAGTAGTAAGTGCATCAGCTTATTTCCAAACCTCATCATATTTTGCTAATAATACACAATATACTCCAACTTTTCAAACTTCATCAATAGATAAATTAAATGTTGTTGTAGATAATAATAGTAGACTTTATATAATACCTACTAAATTATTTTCACAATATACACCATTATATCCATCTCCATTTACAATGTCTTATGTTATTGTAGCAGGTGGTGGAGGTTCTGATTCATTTGGTGGTGCTGGTGGTAGACCAGGTGGTGGTGGAGCTGGTGGATATCTATCAGCATATGTAAGTGAGTTGCAAGGTTCTGGCTCAGCAGCTGGTACTCCAATTACTATTACAACAGGAGTAGCTTATACAGTAACTGTAGGAGCTGGTGGTACAGGTGGCCCAGAAGCAGGACCGGCAGCCACAAATGGTAATACATCTTCATTATCTACATTTAATGCAAATGGTGGAGGAGCTGGAGGTACTTATTTACAAAGAGGTAAGCAAGGTGGAAGTGGTGGAGGAAGTGGAGCATCAACAACAACTATTGCAGGAAGTTTAAATACTTTAGGACAAGGTAATATGGGTGGTGGTACAACTGGTGGAGATTCTGCTGGAGCAGGTGGTGGTGGAGCAGGCGCAATTGGAGTTAGTGTAAGTAGTGGTAATGGAGGTAATGGTGGTATTGGTAATCAAACATTTATATCACAATCAGCTGGAACTTATTTAGCAGGTGGTGGAGCAGGATATGGTGGTACAACTGGTGGTACTGGTGGTACTGGTGGTGGTGGTAACGGAGGAGCTGCTGGAGGACCAGGTACTGCTGGTACTGCAAACACTGGAGGTGGCGGAGGAGGTAACTCATCTAATCCTGGTAGAGCTGGAGGTAGTGGTATTGTTATTATTAGATATCCTTCAACATTAACAGCAACATTTACTGGAGGTGTAACACAAACAACACATACTGATGGATTAGCGAAAGTAGCTAGAGTAACTGCAGCTGGTGTAAGTGATACTGTAACATTTAGTTAAAATTAAAATAAAGAAATATGGCACATTATGCAATATTAGACGGTGAGGGTTATGTAGTAACTGTAATCGTTGGTAAAGATGAAAATGAAATTGTATTGGATGAAAATGGTAATCCTTATGATTGGGAAACTTATTATGGTGGAAAAAGAACATCATATAATACAATAGCAGGACAGCATTCACAAGGTGGAACACCATTCAGAAAGAATTATGCTGGACCAGGTTATTTTTATGATTCACAAAGAGATGCATTTATTCCTCCAAAGCCTTATCCTTCTTGGATATTTGATGAGGAAACTTGTGTATTTAAACCTCCTGTTAGTCTACCTGATGAAATAAAGTCTTGGTATTGGGATGAATTTACAAAAAATTGGAGAGAAGCTAAATAGATTAATATGCCAAATACTGAATCTAGATATGATAGTGTACAAATAGCTATTGGAGATACATTAATAAATGATGATAATGTTTTTTTAGGAAATTTACAAGCATTAATTAATCCAATACCAGCTGCAATTACTTTAGAATATATAGTTGTTGCAGGTGGTGGTGCTGGTGCATATACTGGAACTTTAGGTGGTAGAGGCGGTGGTGGAGGAGCTGGCGGATATCGTTCATCAATAAATGGAGAAAATAGTGGTGGGGGGCAAAGTGCTGAAACTCCTATTACACTTTTAAGAAATAGTCAATATACATTAACTGTAGGAGCTGGTGGTGTACTTAATGGTTCTGGTTCTAATTCTGTATTAGCTTCAATTACATCTATTGGAGGTGGCGGAGGCGGTACATATGAAACTAGTGGAGGAACTGGAGGTAGTGGAGGTGGAGCAGGAGCAAATGGAAAACCAGCTGCTGAAATACCTGGAGCTAGTGGGTCTTTTGCACAGGGATTCCAAGGAGGTTCTACACCAATAGCATTTGTGAATGGAGCATCAGGCGGTGGTGGTGCAGCTGCAGTAGGCCAATTTCCATATTTTATTAATGATAATTATTATGGTGGTGATGGTGGTGTTGGAGTTCAATCAAATGTAACTGGTACACCAACTTATAGAGCCGGCGGTGGAGGCGGATATGGCGGAGGTATTGGAGGAGCTGGTGGTAATGGAGGTGGTGGAACAGGAGGAGCTGGAGGTGGTTCTGCAACTGCTGGTACAGCAAATACAGGAGGTGGTAGTGGTGGAGAATCTTCTGGAAATGGTGAAGCTGGTGGTAGTGGAGTTATTATATTAAAATATCCATTAAAATATACAGCAACATTTTCAGTGGGTGTAACTCAAACAACTTCAGTAATTGGAGATAATAAAGTTAGTGTTGTTACATCAGCTGGTGTATATGATACTGTATCTTTCAATTAATCAATAAAATTAGGTTTACAATTGTTAAATAATAAAACAAACAAATAATATGAAATTAGAAACTCAAAACTCATATGTAACCAATCCTCAATTCGTAGGTGGTGTAGCCGTATCATTTATATCTGGTTCAGCCTTCGCATCAGCATCTTCAGAAAATCCTCAATTCGGCTTTGTAGCTGGTGGATTATATGTTGGTAATACTGGTACATTAGTAGCTAAGACATGGGATGGTTCAGTTTTAACATTAGTATCAGCATCAGGATTTTTACCTGGTATATTTACTGCTGTTAGTGCATCATCTACTGCAAACAATGTAGTGGCTTTAAGATAATAAAATAATAATTAATGTTAAATTACAACCTTAATATAAACTCACCACTTCAACAAGAAAAGAAGAATGAGGATGTAAGACCTCCTATTAATTGGGATTTTCATAGTTTTGCATCGGCTTCTGATAGTACTGATTTATCTGAAAGAACATTTGCAACAATGAGTATTAATACTCCTAACACAAATTGTATTCAGGTATCAGTTGATAGTGGTAATTCATTTATAAGTGATGCACAAGCTCCTGTAACAGCAAGTCTAACTGGTAGTAATTGGCCTATAACAGGTTCAACTACTATGAGTTTATTTACTGCTGGTATAACATATGACCCTTTAGCAGTAGACCAATATTTTTCAGCTTCGGTAAGTGCATCTGGTACACAAATAATTGCAAATCCAAGCATATCCGGAAGTATTATTACAAATAAATTTCTATCATCAGAATTTTATAGATGGTTTGTAAGTGGAAGCGTAGTACATATGAAGGGTAATGTTTTTAATCCTTTAGTAAAAGTATTAGCAACAGGTTCAAATTCAATATATTCAAACTCACAAGGTACAAATACAATATTAAACATTGTAAAGAATGTAAATGAACCTATATCAATGTCAATAGGATATATTACAGGTTCACAAACATCTTCATTTCAATATGAGTATGCATTTAATATAACATCATCGTTAACTGGTAGCGCTAATTGGCCAAGAAGTGCATCGCATTTATACCCAACAATGTCATTGATAATACCTGAAGCTGGAATAAATGTTATATCATATCAAACAGCATCTATAATAACTGCATCATTTGCAGCTATTACAAATTCTACATATACAATTACTGCAAGTGTTGCACCAAGATACATACCAGGATTTACTGGTTCATTTACATTATATGCAGGTGGAGCAGGTGGAGTAAATACAACAAGTGCAACTTCTCAACCTGGCGGTGGAGGAGGAGCTGGTGCTATGTTTACAGGAAGTTATAATATATCACCAAATAGTACTTACACTGTAATTGTTGGTTCTGGTGGAGCAGGTGGAGGTAATGGTAATGATACTTTATTTACTGGATTTGATATGGGAATTAATGAAATTCCTATAACAGTAAAACTTCAAGGAGGTAGAGCTGGTGAAGGAATGAATGGTGGTAATAGTGGAACTGGTAGTTATACTATTGGTACTACAACCACACAACTTCCTGCATTTACAGGTGGTAGTGGTGATGATGGTAGTGGTGGTGGAACACTTAGATTTGCTGCTGGTGGTGGTGCAGGTTCATGCGAAAATGGTGTGAGTGGTGTGGCATTTCCAAATAGAGTTTCAGGAAGAGGTGGTAATGGTAATGCTGGTGGAACTTACAAAGAAGGTGGAGGTGGCGGCGGTGGTGGTGCCGATACAAGAAACTTTGCAACAGCAACCGCTGGAGCAGGTGGTATTCAAGGTGGTGGTAATGGAGGTCAAGGATTAAATCAAGGTGGAAGTAATGGAGAAGGATATGGTGCAGGAGGTGGTGGTGCAGTATCAACCGATAGTGCAGTTTCTGGAGGTTCTGGATATCAAGGAGCATTAATTCTTTCATATCCTGGTACAGGTAGTAGATTTACTGCAACTGGAAATTATAGTTTATTATTCTCTGAGGGTATTACAACTTATACATTTAATCCTGGAAGTAGTTCTTTCTCTTATGTGTATGAGCCAGAATTAAATCCAGCACCATTAACTTAAAAAATTACTATAAATAAAAAACAAATTGTTAAATAATTAAATAATCAATAATATGAACGCAAGACAAGTATTAGATAAAATAGTAAAGACTCTTTCATTAAGCAAAGAGGAAGTACTTTTTACTTACGCTAAATTAGCAGATGGTACAATAGTTGAATCTCCTACATTTGATGTTGGTGAACCAGTAGAAGTTGTAACCGAAGATGGTAAAACTCCAGCACCAGATGGTGAGCATGAGTTATCATTAAAAGATTCTGAAGGTAATGAAGTCCTAATCAAAGTAATAACTAAGGATGGTATAATTACTGAAAGAGAAAACGTTGAATTGGGTGATGATAAAGAAGTTGAAATGGAATCAATCGCTGGTGGTGACATGGGTGATGACGAAGAAGTTGATACTGAAGAAACAGCAAATCCAATCCCTGAAGATGAAGATATGAAATCCGTAATTGAAAAGATGGCTTATCGTATTGAAGAATTAGAGAAGAAGATGCAATCTATGGAAACTATCAAAGAAGGTGGTGAAGCAGATAAGGTTAAGACTGAAGATTTACCTGGTGACCCAACAAAAGTAAACACTGTTGAGAAAATGGCAGCTGTTGAACCTGATGAGGACGAGGAAGAAGAATTACCTAAATTGGATGGTGCACCAATTGATGAAAACGCTCCAAACAAAACTGGAATTAAAATGAATAAGAAGGGCTCTATGGTTAATCCACAAAATTCTTTCTTATCTAAATTATATAAATAAACAAAACAAAATCATTTAAAGATGAGAAAACAACAAAATTTCGCACAACCTGCAATCACTACAACTTATGCTGGTGAATTCGCAGGGAAGTACATTGCAGCAGCGTTGTTATCAGCAAAAACTTTAGATAACCAATACATCACAATCATGCCGAATGTGAAGTTCAAAAGTGTTATCCAAAAGATTGCAGTTGATAGCATCGTAAACAACGCATCATGTGACTTCACAACTTCTGGTACTGTAGCTCTTACTGAGAGAATATTAGAACCAAAAGAACTTCAAGTAAACCTTGAATTATGTAAGCAAGAGTTCGTAGATTCTTGGGAAGCTTTACAATTGGGCTATAGCGCATTTGATGAGATTCCAAAAGATTTCAACGATTACTTAATCTCTTATGTTGGTGGTAAAGTAGCACAAGCTACTGAAGAATCAATTTGGAGAGGTGTAACTTCAACTAACGGACAATTCGGTGGTATCTATACTGCTTTATCTTCTTCAGTTGTAGCTGGTGGCGATAACGCTCCTGTAACATCATCTCAATCTGGTTCAATTACTTCATCAGATGTATTATCAAAATTACAGTCTTTAGTGGATGCAATCCCTAACACTGTATATGGTAAAGAAGATGTGATGATTTACGTTCCAACAAACGTAGTAAAAGCTTACCAACAAGCGTTAAGCGGTGGTACTGCAGGTGCTAACGGATGGAACAATCAAATGAACGTAGGAGAGAAACCATTGAACTTCCAAGGAATTGAGATGGCATTTTGTCCTGGTCTTGCAGCTTCAGCAATGGTAGCAGCACAAAAATCAAACTTATTCTTCGGAACAGGTTTATTGAGTGACTACAACGAAGTAAGAGTATTAGACATGGCTAACTTAGATGGTTCTCAAAATTATAGAATCATTATGAGATATACAGCTGGTACACAATATGGTATTGGTTCTGACATCGCAATACACAAAAACTATTAATTGAGTAAGTAATAGGGAGGTTATCCATACCTCCCTTTACTCAAAAACAAATTGACAATTTAAAAAACTAAAAACTATGGCTTGTAATTTATCAGCTGGAAGAAATGAACCTTGTAAAGAGAGTGTAGGCGGCTTAACTGGCGTGTACTTCTTAAACTATACAACCGCTTCTTTCACTACGAATGCAAATGGTGAAATCACCGCCTTTCCTTCTGGAAGTACTGTGTACTACTATGATTTGAAAGGTAACTCAAGCTATACTGAAACTGTTAATTCATCTCGTGATAACGGTACAACTTTCTTCTCTCAAGAATTAACTCTTAACTTGAAGAAACTTACTAACGAAATGACAACTCAATTGAAGTTGATGGCTTACGGTAGACCTCAAATCGTTGTAAACACAATGGCTGGAGATTCTCTATTAGTAGGTAAAACTCAAGGAGCAGATGTAACTGCAGGTACTATCCAAACAGGCGCCGCTTTAGGTGACTTATACGGATACTCTGTAACCTTCACAGGTTTAGAGCAATTACCAGCAGCATTTATCTCTGGTTCAACATTCGGTAATCCTTTTGGAGCATTGACTGTTAAACCTACTATCGTAACAGGTAGCGCAGCTTAATCAGTATAGATTTTGAACAATATTAAAGGGAGACATGTTCTCCCTTTTTTTATGTCCCACTATAATCGTTTTGGAAGTTGTTAAATATATAGATAAATACAACATAAAGACAACCTAATGCAAAGTTATTATATATCAGGAAGTAATTTATTCACATTTCGTACAAAACCAACAGGCTCAGGCGTATTAACCCTAAGTTTGCAGAATATGTACACATTAGCGAATACAACATCTTCTATTAGTGCATACAAATATAATGCCAATGAAAGCTTATTATCATTCACTGCATCTATATCTTCATCAAATATTGGAGATGAATATAGAGCTACCATATTGGATAGTGTTAGTGGAAGCATTTGGAATGGCTCTATACAAGTGTACCAATCCCAATCAATAGATAAGCCGGTATATAAAAACCAAATTCCATTAGAAGGAATATACATTAGTAATGTAACGGATAACGAATACATAATTTTAGATTAATATGAAGATAAATCAAAACTTTTCAGTAGTAAACATGGCACAGCAAGAGATTCCTGTGATAACTGAAGATACAAAGACAAGATATCAATGGGTGCCTGTTGGAATTATAGGACCAGATGATTTCTTTCAAAATGTGACAGAAGCTTTCACAACATCAACAACAAATGCTGCCTGTATTGAAGGTATTGCTGATTTAATATTTGGTAAAGGATTGTACTCTAAAGATGAGGCTTTCCAATCAGTATTAGATAAGTTAATTCCGCAAGAGGAAATGAAGCGTGTATCGTTTGATTTAAAACTATATGGTAATGCAGCTTTCCAAGTATATTGGAACGCAGACCATAGTAAAGTAGTTAAATTCTATCACGTTCCAGTTCAAAATCTAAGAGCTGAGAAGCTATATGATAATGCTAAGATTGAAAATTATTACTATTGTGTAGATTGGGCAGACCAAAAAGCAATTAGAAATAAAAAGAAAGTTCCTGCTTTTGGTACATCAAC